ATGCTTTAACAGTATATAAAAATGGAGCAACTACTTTCCACCCTGTAGCAGAACCAACAAACCCCGAAGCAGGAATGGTATATTTTGATTCAACATCAAACAAATTAAGATGCTATAACGGTACAATTTGGAATGATTTATTTTAAGATATGAAGTAATAACATTATAATAATTTAAATTAAATAAAATGATTAGAAAAATATCAATAGGGGCTGACTATAAACTAGCAATGCACTATATAGTGGGTCAGACGGTATTAAAAGATTATATAATAGATAGTATAATATTTAATGAAAAAAAACAAGTATATCAGCTATATGTAAAGCGGGATGGTGAAATAAGAGCTTGGAAGCAGTTTAACAGTGCTATGCCTTGCTCAATTGAGTTTGACTTAAATTATTAATATGAAGTCAGTATTTCACTTTTTAGTTTCCCCGAAAGATGGGAAGCAATACGTAACTGAAAAGAAATTAGAAACAAGTTCTTTGATAACTGCGTCTTCAATAGAAAACGCATTCGATGTTAACAGAGTTGGAATTGTAATTGAGACCCCTGTTGGGTATAGTGGAAGTATAAATATAGGTGATACAGTAATTGTTCACCATAATATATTTAGAGACTATTATAGCCAAAACGGAGACATAAAGCATTCTAAAGAATATTTATTCGATGGAATGTTTATTGTTGGAGAGAATGAAATATTCATGTACAATCAATCTAATAAATGGGAAGCTAATATTGATTACTGTATAGTAAAACCATCAAATCAACAATTAATTGGTGAAGTTGTTTACAGTAATAATAATTTGTTTATTGGAAAGAGGATGGGATTTATTTCCGAAAGCGAATATGAAATGGTTATTCAAGAGGGAAAGGAAGAGGTCTTATATTATAGAATGAAAAATAGTGACATTTGTATAGAGTATGAAGAATTTAAGTAGGGATATTGAATCAGCAATTAATATTATTCTCGATGGTCTTGGATATGAACTAGTAGTTTCTGACCTTAGTCCTGAAAAGATGAAGGTTATAATGGACTCTAAAATAAACTCTTTTCAATACGCTAAGGAAATGTTAAATAAGTGGCAGAACAGCCCAAATGCACCAAGTACTGAAAAACTTAGGGATTATATTTCAAGATTAGTAATATCAGGAGATGATGCCTTAGGGGTTTTAAGACAAGCTTTAAGAGAGAAGATTGATTATTCAAAATTAGACCCTTCTAAAGTAGGGAGTGCTGTTCAAGCGAAACCTGTAATACTTCAAGCTATACATGAGTTAGATTCTAGTTTAATTGATTTAAGGTTACAATTAGATTCAGAGAAGTATAATCTAGCTAGTGCTGAATTTACTGTGGGGTATGCTGAGAAGTATGCTAGACAAGAATTCTTTCCTGAATCAAACTATTATAAAAAGTGGTTCAATGAAGATAAAGATGCATTAATTATTTGCCCAAAAGGAACTATTGGTGAAATGATAACAATAGATGGATTAAATGTGATTCTTCCAAAGAAACCAAAGAGTAAATCTGAAATTCTATTTTCTGACCAAACAAAAAAGAATCAGTTTTGGAGAAGAACTCCGATGCCATTGGGATTAACTATTGAAAATGAGGAAGCCCACGCTGAATACATTATAGAAGAGTTTAGAAGACGGCGAGAAGGTATTTGGTTTATGAATAATGGAAAAGCCATTTATTTAACTGGCAGGGCTTACTTTACATTACAGTGGGGTAAAATGAAAGATGATGGGAAGTACATGGACTTCAGAGAACCACAGCTAGAAATGTTTTACTTCAAGCAAGCATGTAGAATTGATAAACGAAGTATAGGTGAGTTATTTGTTAAATCAAGAAGAACGGGATTTACGTTTGTAACATTAGGTGAGATGCTAGAAGGCTCAACATCAATGTGCAATGCAACATTTGGAATGACTTCACAGTCAGATAAAGATGCAAGAAAGGCTTGGTTGAAATTATCATATATGTTTTTAAATCTACCTTTCTTTTTTAGACCTGTAGTAAAGGGAGTAGTTGATTCAGCTAAAATGCTAGAGTTTGCTAAACCATCAGATAGAAGTAAAAAGGCTAAAAAACTAAGGGACACACGAACAGACGACTATCTAAACACATTATTCGACTATCAACCAACAAATGATGGAAGCTATGATGGTCAGAAAATGAATGAGTACTTAGGAGATGAAGCTTCTAAGTGGAAGAAGCCCGCTAATTACTTAAATCACTGGGGTCGTATTTCACCAACCTTTGATGAAGGTGGAAAAATAGTAGGTAAAGCTTGGATTGGCTCAACAGTTAACCCAATGAAAGAAGGTGGAGAGCAATTTAAAAGATTATACTATGGGTCTTTAGTTTCAAAAAGAAATAAAACCACAGGTAGAACCCCAACCGGATTATATTCTCATTTCCTTCCTGCTCATAAAAATATGACTAAGTTTATAGATAAATATGGGAAGTGTTGGGATATCACCCCACCACCAAAGACGTACAATGTATATGGGGAGTTAATTGTCATAGGTAGTATAGAGTTCTTAGAAGCTAGGCGAAAGGCTAAAAAGAGGCTAGGAGATATTTCTTATAATGAAGAGTTAAGAGCTTTCCCAATGAAAGTAACAGAGGCATTAAGAGATGATGCAACTAAGACATTATTTAATGTTGAAAAAATAGCACAACAAACAGAATTTAACGATAGTATTATACTAAGTCATCATTTAACAAGAGGGGGATTTAAATGGAAAAATGGAATTAGGTTTACATCTGTTGAGTGGTTTCCGTCAGATAAAGGGAGATTCCTAGTATCTTGGTTACCAAATGAAGAACTTAGAAATAGATTTACAATTAAGAATGGAATTAAATATCCATTAAACTCGCATATAGGAGCGTTTGGTTGTGATTCTTACGATATTTCAGGAACAGTGGATGGAAGTGGCTCTAAAGGGGCATTGAGTGGGGTAACTGGATTTACAATGGAAAACGCACCATCAAACACTTTCTTTTTAGAGTATATAGCTCGACCACAAACGGCTGAAATATTTTATGAAGATGTATTAATGGCTGAAATATTTTATGGAATGCCAATGTTAGCAGAGAATAATAAACCTAGAATATTATATCATTTTAAAAATAATGGATATAGAGGGTATTCATTAAATAGACCTGATAAATATTCAAGACAACTTTCTAAATCAGAGAAAGAATTAGGAGGAGTGCCAAGTGCATCTGAAGATATGAAGATATCTCATGCTTCAGCGATAGAGGATTATATAGAAAAATATGTTGGGGTTTATAACGAAGAAGAAGAGAAGTTGCAAGTTAGAGATTTTGGGTCTATGGGTAATATGTATTTACAAAAAACATTAGAAGATTGGGCACATTTTGACATATCTAATAGAACAAAACATGATGCCTCAATTGCGTCAGGATATGCTTTAATGGCACTCCAAAGACACAAGTATCTAAAAAAGCAAATACCAAAAGAAATAGATATGGGATTTGTTAACTATAACAATGCAGGACATAGAAGTGAAATAAAACAATAAAATGGGAGATAAAAAATATTCAATTAATAAGGTAGGATTTCCTGACCCCTTGTCGTCAGAATCACACAAAGAAACTAAAACTTTTGGGTTAGAAGTTCAAAAGGCAATAGAGGGAGAATGGTTTAGACGTTATCAAGGAGACTGTAAGTATTACGGCAATAGGGCTGAACACCATAGACTTAGGCTTTATGCAAGAGGAGAACAGCCAATTTCTAAATATAAAAATGAAATAGCTATAAACGGTGACCTTTCTCATATAAACCTTGATTGGACTCCTATTCCAATAATTCCTAAATTTGTTGACATTATTGTTAATGGAATGGAGGATAGACTATATAGCATTAAAGCTACATCAGTAGATAAAGTCGCATCAGACAGTCGTAATAAATATATAACTGAGATGGAGAAGGATATGTTAGCTAAAGAGATGTTAATGCAAGCAAAGAATGAGCTTGGAGTTGATGCTTTTGTTAATGACCCTAAAACCCTTCCTAGAAACAATGAAGAGTTGGAAGTCCACATGCGATTAAACTATAAACAAGGTATAGAGATTGCTGAAGAAGAAGCTATAAAAGTTATATTTGAAGATAATGATTACGATGATATAAAGAAAAGAATAACATATGATTCGGCTGTATTGGGGGTTGGGTTTGGAAAACATGATTATAATTCCTCAAAAGGAATAGTAACAGAATATGTAGACCCTTCAAATATGGTTTACTCATATACAGAATCTCCATACTTTGAAGATTGTTATTATTTTGGAGAAGTTAAGAAAGTTCCAATATCTCAATTAAAAAATTATAATCCTAACTTAACAAATGAAGAATTAGAGATAATTTCAAACAACTCTTCTGATTGGGATAACTACCATAATATAAGTAGGGGTGGAGATGATAACTTTGACGACCATACAGTTAACTTATTATTTTTTAATTATAAAACAAATAAGGAACTAGTTTGGAAAAAAAGAAAAAATAAAAGAGGGGGAAGTACAGTTACTAAGAAGGAATCAGATTGGAATCCACCAACTGAGAAATTGAGAGGTTCTGAAAGAATTAGTAGAAACATTGATGTATGGTATGATGGAATTTCAGTATTGGGGACTGATATAATCCTAAGATGGGAGCTATTAGAGAATATGGTGAGACCTAAGTCTTCAACAAATAAAGCCCTTCCTAACTATATAGCTTGTGCTCCAAGAAACTACAATGGAACTATAGAATCTCAAGTTAGAAGAATGATTCCTTTTGGAGATGCAATACAGCTAACTCATTTAAAACTACAACAAGTAGTTCAGAGAGTTGTTCCTGATGGAGTGTTTATAGATGCTGATGGTTTAAATGAAGTTAACTTAGGAGATGGTAATGCTTACAATCCAAAGAAAGCGTTGGAGCTGTATTTTCAAACAGGTAGTGTTGTTGGTAGGAGTCAAACATCAGAAGGTGAGTTTAATCATGGGAAAATACCTATCCAAGAATTAAGTCATAATAGTGGAGGGAATAAAATACAATCTCTCATTACTGTTTATAATTATAATTTACAAATGATTAGGGATGTCACCGGAATAAATGAAGCAAGAGATGCATCAATGCCGGACTCTAGGACGTTAGTTGGGGTTCAAAAACTAGCAGCCTTAAATTCAAATACAGCTACTAGGCATATATTAAATGCGGGAGTATATATAACTAAGAAGTTAGCCGAAGCATTATCATATAGAATATCAGATGCACTAGAAGACCCAATACATAGAGAAAAGTTTATTCAATCGCTAGGTAGAGCTAATGTATCTATATTAGATGATATGAAAGATTTGCACTTACACGACTTTGGAATATATATTGAGCTTTCGCCTGACGCTGAAGAAGCAGCTACATTAGAAGGTAATATACAACAGTCATTAGCTAAAGACCAAATATACTTAGAAGATGCAATAGACGTTAGACAGATTGATAATTTAAAATTAGCAAATCAATTATTAAAGATAAGAAGGAAAAGTAAGTTAGAGGAGGATATGGCTAAGAACCAACACTTATCTCAAACTCAAACTCAATCAGCCATTGCAGCAACCCAAGCTAAGTTGCAAGCCAGTATGAAAGAAATTGAAGCTAAAGCATTGGCTCAAATACAAATAGATACTAATTTAAAACAATTAGAAGCTCAAAATACAGAGCATGAGGCTAAGGTTAAAGAAACTCTAATGATAAAAGAGTTTGAGCTTAATATGATTATTAGAGGGCAGGATGCTGTTATAACTAAAAATAAAGAAGAGGAAAAAGAAGATAGAAAAGATGAGAGAACTAGAATTCAAGCTACTCAGCAATCTAAGCAGATAAAGCAACGAGAAGTAAATGGAAAACCAATTAATTTTGAATCTAATGAGGATAGCTTAGATGGGTTTAACTTATCGGAGTTTGAACCTAGTTAAAATGTATCAATTATTTTTATTATCTTTGCAGTAACTATAAATCAAATCTATATATAATGAAATTCAAAAAAGTTGAAGTCGAATACGACCAAGAAGGAAATGCAATAGTTAATCCAATTGAAAAAGAAGGTGAACCAAAACCTGAGCCAAAGCCTGAACCAAAACCTGAGCCAAAGCCTGAACCAATTAAATTAGAAGACGAACAAGTTGTTAACTATTTAAAAGGTAAATTTAATAAAGAGGAAGTTGTATTAGAAGACCTTTTTAAAGAAAAAGATAAACCTGCTGAGTTATCCGAAAGAATGCAAAAACTCTTAAAGTACCAAGAGGATACAGGTAGAAGTATTGAAGATTACGTTCTTTTAAATAAAGATTATGATTCCGTATCAGATGATGAGCTAATGAGTGGTTTTTTAAAAACTACAAAAAAGCATTTGTCAAATAAGGAAATCGTCTTTGAAATAAAAAATAAATTCTCATTCGATGAAGAGTTAGACTCTGAAGATGAGATACAGGCTAAGAAGATAGCCAAGAAAGATTTTATACAAGAGGCTAAGGACTTCTTTAATGATATGAAAGATAAGTATTCTGCTCCTGCTGTGTCAGTAGATAAGGATGCTTCTAAAGAATTATCAACATTTAAAGAAAACCAAAGACTGTATAATGAAAGTGCTAAAAAAGCACAGTCTCTAGCAAAAAACCAAAGAGATGTCTTTTTAGAGAAGACAAACGAGGTGTTTAATGATAAATTTGAAGGTTTCAAGTTTAAAATATCAGATGACAAATCTCAAGTTTACAAGCCTTCAGATATTAATAAAGTGAAGGAAAGTAATTTAGATATTGGGACACTGTTAGATAAGTTTGTTGATGATAAAGGATTAATGAACGATGCTGAGGGGTATCATAGAGCTTTATCAATTGCGTCAAACCCTGATGAATTTGCAAAGTTCTTTTATGAACAGGGA